TACCCCAACACCGGACCCCACACAAGCACCCGACTTTGACAACACAGATGTAGACGGTGAAGACTTTCAAAGCTACTTTAAAGATAATCCGGGCCTCTCTCAAGCAAACTTAGTAGGAGGCTTAGGTGAAGGTGACACAGGTCTGAAGAACTATAACTATCTCGTAAAACAGCTGTTTGGTAATCAACCGGAGTTACAAACCCCTATAGAGGAGTTCTATAAAAGGGCTAGTAGTGACGAACAGGAGGCTCTAACGGGCTACTTAGAAACAATAAATAAAGGCCTTAACGGTACTGGGGCAGCTAGTAGAACAGATGAGCGAAACGCCGATGCAGGAGACACTCAGACTGGCGGGTTGTCAGTAGCTGAGATGGCTAGTAACCCAACAGCTGCAAATGCAGCAGCTCTATCTTCTTTTGGTGCTTTAGGCGATACTGCACTCGGTAGAGCAGCTCTTTCTGCTGTAGATGAAATGATATCTGCTACTATCTCTCCAGTTGGACTGGCTGGACGTGTGGGGGGTCGTGCAGCAGCAGCTGCAGCTTCAGGTCTAGCAAGTATTATGGGTCTGGATTTATCGCAAGTAAATAACGTCGCTACTAAGCAGGCCTTTGGGGCTAAACAGATCGGTGCTCAAATGGCTGGTTTTGTGAGCGGTCTGAATGCTGTAGATTTAGCAAACGTGACAGCCTATAATAATGCAGTTCTTTCTGGTGTAGATGTGAACGGTATGGCTGCTAACGGTATTGGTATGGTGTCTTTTTCTGATCCCGCAACTGGGCAAACTACGGTGGGGCAGAGTTACGGGGCTGTAGGTAATGGTATGACCGCTGTAGCCACTAATGACCCCTACGGAAGTGGAGTATCGTGGGTAAATAATAAAACTGCGAAAGTTACACCCTTTAGTCTTAATAACATAAACGCTGCACAAAAGACCAATAAGAGTTTTGATCCGTTTAGCTTTTCTCTGGCAACTGGAACCACAGCTGGAAACACAACTGTAGATAATACAGGCTTTGGTGTTGGTTCTTTGGGTGTAGGTATGGACATAGCTGCCAACCAGCCAGACATAGGCCCTACTAATAATAGCGTCAACCCCGATGATATTAGTTTTGATGATTTATCTTACGCTAGTAAGTCTGATCTTGCAAATATCGGAAATTACGGGAATATAGACACGCCCGGTTTAGGCGCGGGTTTAGGCGCGGGTCAAGAATCTATTGGTGGCGATAATGACGGCAGTAACGATGGCGGTGATGGCAATTCCGCTGGACAGGGTGATGGTGCCGGTACAGGCTCTGGTGGCGGCACAGACGCTGCGGGCGATCCGGGCGAGGGTGACGATGGCGGTGGTGGAGCTGACGGTGGTGACGGCGGTACTGGAGATGCAGGAGGCACAGATGGTAGTGAATTTAAAGGTGGAGGCTTCGTAAAGAAGCGTAAGAAGAAGAAAAAACAGTATGCTAAAGGCGGACTAGCAACGCGAAGGTAATTTGCTAGATACTGGCTACCCGACCCCCTCTTCTGTGTGTAACAGAGAGGCCACGGCGGCCCCAACTAAAGAAGTAACATAATATGCCTGAACTAGATCAAGTTGTAGTACCCGAGAAGCGTGGCTTTATTAGCCAGCCTAACAGTAATCAAGCTCGTATTCAGAGAGATGAAGAAGAGCTAGCTGCTCTTATGGCAGGACGTAACGCTGAAGCAGAAGAGGATGATGATGCTCCCGATGCAGTTGTAGAGGGTGCAGCAGAGCTAGAGCCTGAAGGTGCTGAAGAGAAGACTTTTAAGAAGAGATACGGAGACCTCCGTAGACACTCACAGAAGCTAGAACGAGAGTATACACAGAAGCTAGCAGACATGCAAGCTCAGCTGGATACAGTAACTAAAGAGGGTATTCAGCTACCCGCGTCGGATGCAGACATCGAGAGCTGGATGGCTAAGTACCCCGAAGTTGCAGCTATTGTTGAGAGCATTGCCCTTACTAAAGCTAAAGAACAGTCTGCAAGTCTAGAAAGTAGACTTGAGGCTATTACTCAGAAAGAGGAAGACACAGAGAGGCAGAGGGCTGAGACTATTCTTATGCAGCTCCATCCAGACTTTGCAGAGATCAGAGATGATGACGCCTTTCACACGTGGGCAGATGAACAGCCTGCGTGGGTACAGAAGGCTCTTTATGAAGATGATAAAGACGCTAGATCAGCAGCTAGAGCTATTGATCTGTATAAGATTGATAAAGGCATCTCTGATAAGCCGAATAAGAAAAGAAAGCAGTCAGCAGACGATGCAGCAGCTTTTGTGAACAGTAAGACAGCTCGTAATAGCCCTCAAAGCGACCAGACTAACTCTATTAGAGAGTCTGACGTAGAGAGAATGTCTATGGACGAGTATGAGAAGAATGTAGATGAGATCACTCTAGCTATTCAAGAAGGTCGCTTCATCTATGATCTTAAAAAGTCGTAACTTGACTTTTAGAAGTAAAAACATATAACTACTATGCAAACGTAGCCGAGTTAGAGGTGTGACTACAGAAGTACCTCTAACTCCTACCTACATCTACTATTGAAACACACAGCAACTAACAATTTATCTAGACTCACCTATTTGCGTGTAGCCCGTTATTATAGAAGTTGGCCAACTAATATACTAACGCACCCTCACAAGTATAGCCTCTTTGAGATGTTGTAGGTTAGCATCTGACGCTAAATGAAAGGATTGCCCTAATGGCATTTTCAACAGCGGCGGGGTACGGTAATCTTCCTAACGGGAATTTTAGTGCTACTATCTATTCCAAACAGGTGCAGCTTGCCTTCCGCAAGAAGTCTACTGCACAGGATATTACTAACTCCGACTATTTCGGTGAAATCGCAAACTTCGGTGACACTGTAAAGATCATTAAAGAGCCGGAAATCACGGTTAGACCTTACACTCGTGGTTCGGTCATTCAAGCTCAAGACCTCGACGACGAAGACTTCTCTTTGACCATCAACAAGTCGAACTATTTCGCCTTTAAAGTTGATGACATCGAAGAGGCTCATTCGCACGTAAACTTTGGCTCTCTTGCCAGTAACCGTGCAGCTTATCGTCTTGCTGACAACTACGATCAAGACGTTCTAGCTTACATGTGTGGCTATAAGCAGAGTGCTAATCACACTGTTGGTGACACTGTTAATGCTACTGTTAACGGCTCAGTTGCAGTTAGTACTGCTGGCACGGATGAATTGCTTTCGAGCATGAAACTAGAAGCCGATGACTTCGGTGGTTCAGCTGGTAGCTCTATTGGCATTCAAGCTCGTGCTCCGGGTGCAACGTCTACTGTTCCGGGCTCTGGTAACGCCTATGTCTTGCAAGTAATTGCTCGTATGGCGCGTCTACTCAACCAGCAGAATGTCCCGATGGAAGCTCGTTGGCTTATTCTTGATCCAGTCTGCAAAGAGATTCTTCAGGACGAAGACTCTCGCTTGTTTAATTCCGACTTCGCCGGTGCTAACAGCGCCCTTAAGAACGGTCTTATTCTAAGTGACCTTCACGGCTTTAAGGTGTACTGCTCTAACAACCTTCCGGTTATTGGAACGGGCCCAGCCACAACGGGCGGCACGAACGCTAGTAACTACGGCCTAATTGTTGCAGGTCATAGTTCGGCAATCGCTACCGCTGAGCAGATCAACAAAACCGAATCGTATCGCGACACTGACAGTTTCGCCGATGTCGTTCGGGGTATGCATCTGTATGGCACAAAGATTCTCCGTCCAGAGGCTCTTGTGAACGCCAAAGTTAATTTGGTATAAAGGGAGTATTGAATAATGGCTTTAGGCGATAACACAACTTCCGTAGCTCACGGCGCTACTGCCCGAGGGCGACAGCCTTACATGATCGAGTATGTGCTTGACTTTGCTCAAGCCGTAACCGATAAAGGCTCGGCTCTCGCAGCCAACGATGTCATTCCGGGTCTAACGATCCCAGCCAATACTCTAATTTTGGCTGCTGGTTGGGAGGTCATCGAAGCTCACACTGGCACCTCCACTGATACTGACTTTGATTTTGGTATTACTGGCGGTGATCTTGATAACTTCGTAGACGGTTACGACTTCGATGGTGCTTCTGTAGGGGATTATGCATTTAAACCTACTCAGACGCCCGTGCTAGTAGGTGGTACTGCTGATACGCTTGACATTGAGATTCAGGCTATGACTGGTACTACGACTGGCGGTAAGGTCCGCCTGTTTGCTATCTGTATGGATGTCGATGCTTTCGGCAGTGTACTGACTGCTGACGAAGTAGATCGCGACACTCTGGCTTAAGCTTTAAGTTGGGGTATCTAACTGAGGGCGCTAGTAACTGCATAGTGGGAGCTAGCGCCCTCTTTTCTTTTACAAGAGGTGTAAACAGTGCCCAAAGTAACATCTAAAGCTAAAATGAAATGCAATAGTCCTAAAAGGACGCCTTCACACCCTAAGAAGTCACATGTAGTAAAAGCTTGTGCTAAAGGTAAAGAGAAGCTTATTAG